TGGACCAAATTGATTACTCCAGAAGGTGAAGAAATCGAATTGAAGGACTATACTATTTTCAAAGACGGTTTGCCTATTGCGCGAGTAGATAACTGTAATGGTAAAATTTCTTTTAAAGATGTAGACGAGGGTTTATATGAGCAAAACTTTGATGGAACGGAAAAATATCGTTGGTTTGAAATAGCTAATTTAACTAAGCAAGAGTACGAAGAAAAAAAGAAAACGTGTACTAAAAAACTTGGAAACCGTACTATCTTTTGTAAAAAACCGACAGATATTGTAAACCTAGGATATGTTGCGAAAACCATATGGGAAGGTGCCATCATTTGGTATGATGGTAACAATATAGCGCTTAAAATCAAGCTCAATGATGGTGAACCCATCATCAACCGTCCGCTGCACCAACGACGTCTGCGACCAAACAAGCCGTCGCCGCTGCCACGGATTCCTACGCTGACGGGCTGCCTTCGGGGCAAGGCGAAAGCCCGCCATCTAACTACGCCTCCTGAACGAACAAGGTGCCGTTAGCCGTGATGGCATCGGCCGGCGCAGTAATCCGCACCGTCAAAATCACGCCCGTAGCCTGCGAACACTCCGGCTGCGTCCCCTCCGGGAACCACATCTGATACCCAGCCTGCGTATTCCAAACATCCGAGAACAACACAACCTCCGTACCCGTAGAAGCAACCGTCGTGTTGTTAACCTCCGCCGTGAAACCAGCAGCAGAATCAGCGGGCGCAACCGGCGAAGGGGTAGGAGCGGAACCACCAGAACCACTCGTCGCTTGTGGGTGTGGATTTGGAGTTCACGGCGTTGCTTGATGTCGAACTTGTTTTTGTGGGGGAGTAGATGAGGAACTTCGATGTTGGGGATGTGGTTCGCATCTACGCCAAGTTCAGGTCGTCGGGGTCGTACGTTGACCCTGGGGCGGTGGCTATCAAGGTGCAGGACCCGTCTGGTAATGAGGCGACGTACACGTATGCCGGCGGGACGGTCAGCAAGTCGTCTACTGGGGTGTATTACTACGATTTGACGATTGATGAGGCGGGTCAGTGGTATGCGCGGTCGAATGCGACTGGTGCGTATCAGGGGTCGAATGAGGATGCGTTTTACGTGAGGACGAGTGTGTTTGCATGATCTATTTGACTGCCGCGTTTCTAGGCTCCCTGGGGGCGTTTTCGTTCATTGCGTACCGTTTGACAAGTCTTGTCACGGGGGAGCGTGAGAGGGCGTCTACGGAGCGCAGGGAGCTTGTGCAGCGCCTTCAGGCTCCGGAGCAGGCGATTGCGGTTCAGGCGCAGCGTGACATGGACGAGTGGAACCCCCCGAAGTTGAGCTTGGCGTTCGACGCTGACCAGGAGTTTACTGACTACGTGAATGGTAAGCTCGATGACTGATGTTGCTGCTGATGCCGCCCGGATGATGAAGGCGATGATCATGCAGGAGACGAAGGTTCCTCAGGATGTCACTGAGCGCCTTGAGGCGGGGAAGCGCCGGATCGCTGAGTTCGCTTCGCAGAACAATGAGTGCATTGAGTTTTGGCGCGGTAATCAGTACATCTACCGTAACAGCGGTGGGTATATCAGCCGGCAGGGAACGCTTATCAATGAGCTTGGTAAGCCGAGGCATCGTATTCGGCAGACGCGCAACATCATCATGGATGTTGTCAGACATGAAGTGAGTGCTGCGACCCAGCGTGTACCGGACTACCAGATCCTCCCGTCCACCTCTGATCAGGAGGATGTGTCGGCCGCTCGTATCGCCTCGAAGGTTGCGCGGTTCGGGTATGACAAGTGGAAGGTCCGTGAGGTCACGGAGAAGGTCGTCACGTACTCGTTGATCACGAAGACTGGTGAGGGTTTCGCGTGGCCGTACTGGGATACTTCTAGCGGCCCGATCATTGATCCTGAGGAGCATATTGGGATTGGTGAGGTGAAGATCGGGGTGTATGGCCCGAATGAGGTTGGTTGGGAGCCTGGGGTCAGGTTTGAGGATGCCCGCTGGTATGTGGTCAGGCAGGCGAAGAGTCAGTCGGCGGTTGAGAGCATTCAGGGGTTCCTTGGGTTCAAGGTGAAGCCTGACGCTACTGCTGATCCTGAGGCGTCTCAGAAGGGCGGGACGGATCGCAGCGCGGATAACAAGCTGGTGATGGTCACGGAGTACCTTGAGCGTCCTTGCCAGAAGTATCCGCAGGGTCGGCGCTTGGTGATCGTGAATGACAAGTTGGCTGTTGAGCCGATGGATTATCCGAATCAGGATGCGTCGGGTCAGGTTGTTGATGAGCCGCCGTTTGAGAAGTTGGCGTACATCCTTGACCCTGAGTCGGATCGGGACATGGGGCTTGTTGGGCATCTGTTGGACGCGCAGCGCACGTATAACGATTGCAATAACAAGCAGTTGGAGTGGAAGAATCTGGCGTTGAACCCGCAGCTTATCGCCCCTCTTGGTGCGTTCAGTAAGCGGCAGCGGATTACGGATGAGCCGGGTGCGGTGTTTACGTACAATCCGGTGAATGGGATGAAGCCGGAGTGGCGGCAGACTCCGCCGATTCCGCAGGAACTTCAGCAGATCAAGATGGATGCTTTGGAGGATGTGAAGCGGATTGCGGCGCAGAACGCTTACCCGCAGGACGCCTCAGGTAAGGCACTTCAGGTCTTGATTGAGCGGGATAGCAACGCACGGCAGGCGTTCACCGCTCGCCTCGCGGAGTTCCATTCTCGCCTGATGCGTCGATGCCTTGTGCTGGTGGCCCGGTATTACACGGAGCCGCGCATGGTGAAGGTGAATGGGATGTTTGGCCCGGACAACATCGCGGACTTCAAGGGGAGCGATTTGAACTCCCAGGTGGACGTTCTCGTTCTCCCCGAATCCATTGAGCCTCGGACTCGTCAGGCACTTGAGCAGCGCGTGATGGCGTACGCGCAGCTTGGGTGGATCAGCGGCGAGAAGGCGATGGACGCTATCGAGAAGGGTACGGCGGCGGACATCGTTGACTCGTACATGCTTGACGTGTCCCGCTGCCACCGGCTGTTGCGGAAGATCATGGCCGGCCCTGAGGTGTTCTTGAGTGAGCCTCCGGTGATGGGCCAGGACGGGTTGCCTACCGCTTCGTGGCTCCCGCGTCCCCAGGACGCAATCCCGGTCCACCGAACTATTTTCAGCGACTTCAGTAAGACCCTTGAGTACGAGCAAAGTGAACCGCCCGTCCAAGAGGCCGTCAACCTGTACCTTCAGGCGCTCGATTACTTGGAGCAGGCTAAGGCAGCACAACAGGCTATGCAGCAGACCCAGATGGCCGAATCGCTGGGCATGTCTAATGCTGCCAAGCCCGCTTCGGTCGCCCCGCTCCCATCGCAGTCCGCCGACGCATTCCGCCCCCAGAACGGTGGAATGTAGTTGGTTTGCAACAAGTGCGGTGACGAGAAGGACATAGAAGCGTTCCCGGTTCGCGCCGACACTGGCGGGCGTCGTAAGACGTGCCGCGATTGCGTAAACGCCGTTCGGAAGAAGTGGCGTCACGACACGGGCAGGTCGGACCCCGCGAAGCGCACGGTCAAGATGCCGGAGGAGCACCATAAACGCCGGCAGCGCGAATGGGGCAAAGCCTACTTCCAGCGGATCAAGGGTACTGAGATGTACGAGCGGCGCAACATCCGCATCCATGCCAGGCATCGTAAGCAGCGGGAGCAGATGTCACGGGAGGACGTAGATTACGTCCAGATCATCAAGCGCGATCCATGTTCGTACTGCGGTGAGGCCGGCGGCGAGTGGGATCACATCGTCCCCGTTGCAGACAACGGTGGGCACGGTTGGGGGAACGCTACGGGCGCGTGCGCGTCCTGTAACCGCAAGAAGCACACAAAGTCGCTTCTCCACTTCATGTTGGACAACTCTTAGCCCTACTGGGCGAGCGCGCTACGGCGCGAGTAAATCTACCGCCAAGCCCACGGGCAGCGGTCTATAGGAGGACGAATGTCACTCTCTAACTCGGAGGACCCCACCGAGGGCAACCCCGACGTCGAAGCGCCTGTCACTGACGAGCAGGTTGCTGAAACCGATTCCTTTTGGAACGGTAATCCGGAGGAGCTTCCCGATGAGGTGAAGCCGATCTATAAGAACCTTCAAGCGGATTACACCCGCTCGAAGCAGTCTATTGCTGAGGAACGTCGTGAGGCGCAGCAGGCGACTGAGTTCTGGAACGCGATCAGGTCGCAGGACCCGAACGCTATTCGTCAGATCGCTGACGTGTACGGCCAGGAAACTGTGCTCGACGCGCTCGGCTACGCACTGGACGAGGATGAGCCTAGTGAACCCGTTGACCCGCTTGAGGAGTTGCGAGCGAAGGTTGAGGGGCTTGAGGGCCAACTGACTCAGAAGGAGCAGAAGGCGCAAGAGGAAGCACTCCTCTCCCAGATTGAGGCTGACATCACTAAGCAGTTCAGTGGTCTTGACCTTGATGACAAGGAGCAGGAGATCGTTACCGCCCACGCTCTGACCGCCGGGTACGTAACCCCTGAGGGGTTCCCCGACGTGAAGAAGGCTTACGAGGACTTCACTGGGGTTCTTGAGGGCCGGCAGAAGAAGTGGGTTGAGGGTAAGCGTGCTCCTCGCACGCCTGTTCAGGGCACCGCAGGAAGCGAAAAGATTGATTTCTCGAACGAGGATGCTCGTCGGGCGCTGATCGCTTCGATGTTGGAGGCCAACTCTGAGTAGAGAATAGGAGGAAGCGATGGCCGCTTCCGTTTCAAGCATTGACGAGATTCTGAAGGAGGTGTGGACGGAGCAGCGTGTCGCGGAGCAGCTTTATCAGGACAACCCGATTCTTAGTCGGGTGAAGAAGCTGAAGAACTCTTCGACGGGCCAGCAGGCTCAGACTGCTATTCACACCGCACGTAACGAGGGTTTCTCGTTTACGTCGAACGCGGGTACGACTGCCCTTAACGCTGCGACTCAGCAGGGTTACGAGCAGGCTACTTGGAATTACAAGCACGCTCATCAGCAGGTTGCCATTGATGGTGCCGCTATTGATCAGTCGAACGGGGACGTTAACGCTCTTGCTTCGGTGATTGATGAGGAGATGACGGGCGCGCTGAATGACCTGAACCGTAAGATCAGCATGTACTTGCAGATCGGTTCGACCGGGTACGTTGCCACTTGTGGCACCACGTCTGGTTCGGCTACGATTCAGTTGAACACGACGGATGCCACGAACGCCTTTGAGCGTGGTTGGCTGGATGTCGGCACGGTCGTTGATATTGGTACTGCTTCGTCTGAGGCGGCTGACGTCAACGGTGAGGCCATTTCGGCTCTCTCCACCGCGAACGGCACGATTGACGTTACGACGTCGAGCACCACGAACTCCTCGGATTTCGTGACGATCTCGAACACTCGTAGCGGCAGCACGTCGTACGTGATCAACGGCCTCCCCGACATTGTTGGTACGGGTTCGCTTGGTGGCGTCGATGGTGCTTCCGTGTCGGCTTGGAAGTCCCCTTCGGTGGACTCCACGTCGCAGGCGCTCTCTCTGAGCCTGCTGTACCAGCAGAATCAGAAGGTGCATCAGAAGACCGGCAAGACGCCTACGTACGTCATCGCCGGCCTGAAGCAGCAGCGTAAGGCGTATGAGCTTGCTCAGGCGCAGGTGCGTTTCGCTGGTGATGGTGGCCTGAATGTCGGCAATGTTGATGGTGTCAATGTTGGTGGCGTGACGATTCATGGTATCCCGGATGTGAAGAATGAGTGCATCTGGTTCCTTACCCCGGAGGACATGTTCACTGTGAGTGCGGGCGATCCGTACTGGCAGGACCGCATCACGGGCGGGAAGCGCCTTGAGTGGAAGCAGGGTTACGATCAGTACGTCGGTAAGTTGACGTACCGTTTCCAGCTTGGTGCGCGTCGGCGTAATACTCACGCTGCTCTTACCGGCCTGACCTAAGGAGGCAGCATGGCTAGTACCGCTGCTGTCTCTTACAGCGTCGGCAACCTCAAGATGGAGGTTGTTGATGTGACGTTTGATTCGTCTTACCCGACTAGTGGTGAGACGGCTACGCTGGTTCATATCAACAATCCCGTGTTTGGGATTTGCTCTATCACCAGTCTTGGTGCTGCTGATGGTGCTGCGATCAGCGCGAAGTATGTTCCGTCTACTGGCAAGGTCATTGTTTATGCCACGACGGGCGAGGTTGCTAATGCCACGGACTGCACCGATCTGATTGTTCGGGTCGCGGTCTGGGGCACCTGAGAGAAGGAGAACGGCCGTGTCTTTGATTTGGACTCCCCCTGAGGCTCAGATTGGTCAGCAGATTGATGCTGAACTTGAGCGTCGTGAGCGTCTGAAGACGAGGCACGGCCATCTCCGTTCTATTGAGCGTGCATTGCAGTCCCTGGACGCACGGCTGTCTCTTGTGAAGGCTGGGCCGAACCCCACTCAGCATGTCTTGGTTGGTGGGGCTTGGCATATTCGCCGGGAGAATGATCAGACGTTCCCGACGTTCATTCCGATTGTGGATGATGATGGCCGGCCGAGGGAACCCACGATGGCGGACGTGTACAGGTTGCAAAGGTCTGACATGCATCGTCCTGGGTACTTCGATGATGTGAAGCGTGAGTGGGAGCGTGAGCGTCTGGCGAAGGAGGCGGACAAGCATCGTGCCGCGCTTGATCGTCGGGAGCACATTAAGGACTTGTGGCACACCTTGGAGCGTCCGCAGGTTGGGTATTCGGGGTCGAAGTGGACGAACTCTACTAAGGGCAAGCGGGGGCGCTAGTGCAGATTCTTGGTGTGAAGCCCGACCCGAAGCTGGTTGGCGGCGGGCTGCGCGTGAAGCACAACGCCGGTAACACGGTGTACTACAAGACGACTCGTAACGTGACATCCTCTTCGTACGATGGCACATTGGTTGTTGGGGATGTGTTGGTGACGACCGAGCCGGTGTGGGTTGCTACGGCAAGAGATTTGAACGGCACGGGGAAGCCGGGTAGTGCGGTGTTGTTCATCACTGATGGTGATGATACGGAGCGTCGTACTGGGAACGCTTCGACTGATGTGTTGTATGCAACGAGGGTGCAGGGCGATTCGCATGATCGTTTGCGGATCACGGCTGGCGGTTCGATTGTGACGGGTGATGGTACGGCTGTCCCGGTGAGTGAGGTTGGGTCGTCGTCGCATGTTGTTGCGGGTGACGCGCAGGATTTGGTGGACAAGCTTGAGGCTGCCCGTGTTGCTGGGGGCGGCGAGGTGTATGTGCCGGATGGGACGTATTCGTTGACGTCTTCGACGGGGCCGGCGGTTGTGGCTTCGCAGGTGAGGTTGCGGATGGAGCCTGGGGCGACGATCACTCAGGCTGCTGGCGCGAACCTTAGTGCGCTGGTTCAGTCGTATGACTATGCGGCGCAGCTTGCTGCGAATGTGAGTAGCGCGGAGCATGACTTCGTGATCTCTGGTGGGGTTATTGACGGGAACGCTTCGAATAACTCGGGTACGACTGTTGGGTTGCGCGTGTACGGGTACAGGTACACGGTGCAGGATTTGCGTATCACGAACTGTGATGGCAGGGGTTTTCATTCGGAGTGGAATGACACGGATGTGTCTACTCCGGATGTGCAGGAAGCGCATGTGAGCGGCGTGTGGATTTCGAAGTGTGCTGACACGGGCTTGTATTTCAATGGTCCGCATGATTCGGTGATTTCGAACATTATGATTGGTCGTATCACTGGCGGGGATGGCGCGTACTTCGGTTCGGATGCGACTGGTACTCAGGTTGTGAACATGCACACTTGGAGTACTACTGGCGGGTATGGCATCTATTGTGATACGGCTGTGCATTTCGGGAACTGTCAGGCGGAGGGCGGCTTGTCAGGTCAGGTGTACATTAATGATGCGGTGATTTGGTCTGGTGGCCGCGTGTTTGATGCTGACACGTTCGGTAGTAGCGCACATAAGGGGTTTGTGTGGGGGCCGGATGGGTATGGCGCAACGATTGTGGGCGTGCGGATCAGTCAGTGTAACTCGGGTGCGTTTGATTTCACGAGTGGTACGGGCGCGAACAGTAAGATTCAGGCGAATGTGTGGCAGTCTCGTAACTCGGGGACGGTGATCGTTGGCACCCCGTCTGATTCGGTGATGTTCGATTTGCATTTCAGTTTGGATTCGCTGAGTTCGATTACGGGCGTGACGTCTACGGATGTGTTCACGAAGGCGGCTCATGGCTTGTTGAATGATGCCCCGGTGGTGGTTCGGTCGAAGACTGGCGGTTCTGGGTTGACTGTCGGGAATGTGTACTACGTGGTGAATAAGACGACGGATACGTTTCAGTTGTCGTTGAGTGCTGGTGGTGCTGCGGTTGATCTTGGGTCTGATGTGAGCGCGATGAGCGTGTCTGGGTATCCGGGTTGGCCTGCTACGACGAAGCGCCGGCATTATGAGATGCGCGGCTGGATTTCTGCTGCGACACTTGGGACGGTGACGGGGAAGATTCAGGTGCTTGATGATTTCGGCAATAGTCTTGGGTATTTGCCGTTGTATGACGCGATCACGTAGGAGCGGTTATGGATTTTGGCACTTTGCGCCTTGAGGTTGCGTCCAGGGGCTTTGATTATTTGCTGACGGATAACGCGGGTGAGCAGCGTTTGAAGCGTTGGGTGAATTTGGCGTACACGGAGGTTTGTGAGAGTGATGATTGGAGTTTTCTTCGCACGACTACGACGGGTTCGGCACCGCTTTCGGTCACGGATCTTGGGTCGATTTCGAACGTGCGGAACTCCACGTTGGATCAGGGTTTGGAGTACAGGGATGAGCGTGACCTGATTGATTTGTTCGGGGACATCACGGCTACGGGTGACGCGCGGTTTTACTATTTGACGTCGGATACGACGATTGCTACGTACCCGGCGGATACGTCTTCGACGTTGAAGGTGACGTACTACAAGATCCCGACTGAACTCTCGGCCGACTCAGACACGCCGTTGGTGCCCACTAGGTATCACATGGCGATTGTGGAGTACGCGGTCGCTCATGCGTACAAGGATAACGATAATCCTCAGGCGGCTCAGGTGGCTCGGCAGGAGGGGGATCGTTTGGTGCAGTTGATGAGGGAGCGGTTGTTGGTGCCGTCTCATCAGGGCACGGATTTCATTTCGAGTCTTGGAGGGTCGGTCGATGGTTGATGAGTCGCAGGGGTCCGCGAAGAAGAAGATGTTGACTCAGTGGATGCGTCATCAGCAGCTTATGCGGAATGACCCGATGCAGAAGAAGAAGCGTTGGGGCGGCGACCAGGGGATGCACGGCCCGAAGAAGAAGTTTGAGGATGGGTCTAGTTTGCCGCATGTTGGGCCTGCTGCGTTTCGGCGGATCAAGAAGCGGCTGGTCTAGTGGCTTACGTTCCGGTTGATGTGCCGGCGTTCGGCGGGTTGGATTTGCGTGACCCTGAGGATGCTTCTGGCAGCCCGGATCTACTTGACGTTCGCTTCGACCGGCAGGACGGTGTACTGACTACCGCCCCTGGTTACACGGCCGTTGGGTCGCAGGATCACGATGCTCCTGGGAGCTTCTATTGGTCTTCGGGGTTGTCGCGGTTCATGGTTGGCGATCCGTCGTCTGGGCTGCTTGTGTCGCAGTCTTCGACGGGTACTTCTGCGGCGTCTGCGACGGTCGGTAGTGGTGCGTGGCCTTGGTCGTTTGTGGATGCTCCCGGTGGGTCTACGCCGTCGTTGGCTGTGTATTGCGCGAATGGTCTTGATCCGATTGTGCGGTATCGGTCTGGGACGTTTACGACGCTTTCGGCTTCGTGTAGTACGAAGGCTTCCGGGGCGTCTTCGTTTAGCGCGTATAACCTTACGGCTCCTGTTGCTACGGCGCTGGGTGTGCAGTCGCCCGATAAGCGGCTTGTTGCGGCTGGCGGGTATGACTCGACGGGTGGGCCTGCTGGTCTTGCGTCGAATAGTTCGTACGTGTGGTTTTCGCAGCCGGGTGATGCTGAGAAGTGGGATGAGACGGATTACGTGGATCTCGGCAATGATGGGGAGGCTGTGACTGCTGCGGTGTCGTGGGGCAATCAGGTGTTCATCTTCAAGAAGACGAAGATGTTTGTGTTCTATGGCAACTCAACTGATGCTGATGGTGGCACGGTGTTCAACTATCGTGCGGTGGATAATGCGTTTCCTGGGAATGCGGATCAGATTTTCCAGGGGCAGGTTTGTGTCGCGCCGGATGGGCTTTACATTTGGACGAGTAGTGGCGTGTATTTCACGAATGGTGGTGCGCCGTCGTTGGTGGGTGACGCGATTCATCGTATGTTTACGTCTACGATTTCGGGGTATTCGCCGGAGACGTATGGGACGGCGAACTTGTCGCTTGGTACGGGTGGCGCGTTTTACTTCAAGGGCGCTAAGTATTGGACGGGTATTGGTGCTACGGGCGAGTACTGGTATGTGTTGGCGAATGGCAAGTGGTCGCGTTGGACGTCTAATGGGGCGTGCTTGGCTGCTGTGAATGATGTGTTGTATACGGCTACGGGGACTGGGTTGCGGAGTTTGGAGACGGCGGCTTCTACGCGGACGGCGTATTACACGTCGCCGTATTCGACGTTTGGTTCTCCTGGGGTTGAGAAGACGGTGAGGCAGACGGAGCTTCACGGGTCGGGGACGGTGGATGTGTCGTGGGGTAAGGATCTTCAAGCCCACGGGTATGCGAAGAGTGTGACGATGTTGAACGGTCGTGGCCTTGATCGCACGGCGGTTCGTGGGGAGTCGTTGTCGTGGAAGGTGTCGGGTACTGGTGCGTGGTCGTTGAACCGTGTGGTGCCGTTCCTTCGTGAGCAGCGCGCTTCTGGGGTGAAGACGTGACCCTTCAGTTGCCTCATCAGTGGCTTGAGGATGAGAAGCTGCGCCAGAACTTTGAGAAGATCGCGGTGGAGTGGCCGCAGCCTACGACTAACTGGACTGAGTACACCGCGACGGTTGCTTCTACCTCTGTCACGTTGGGCACGGGCGGCACGAATGTCGCTCGGTATCAGAAGCATGGTCGTACGGTTCATGTGGCGGGCTTGATCACTCTTGGTACGGGCGGTGTGTTTACGGGTGCGGCTTGCACCATTGCCCTGGAAAATCTGATCCGCATTCCCAGGAAACGCATTATCCACCGCACGATAGTTGAACACCGTGCCACCATCAGCATCAGTTGAGTTGCCATAGAACACAAACATCTTCGTCTTCTT